CCAACGCGCGACCGGAATCCGCCGTTCCCGAAGCTGGTTGTCTCGACCTCCTCGGTGGTCATGTCGAGGGAGACCGAAGCAATGTTGCTCGAAAGGTCATTCCCGTTGATTGTAATGCTGTAATCGGTTGCCACGAAACGGGCCATCTGTCTGGTCTCCTTATTCTGCGAGTACTGTGACCTGGAAGTCTGCCGCCAGGTACGTGATGTCTCCCTGTAATGATATCGCACCGATGTTAGTCATCGCCGAGACGACGCAGTCGTAAGCGTTACCGCCCAGGGTTCTGTCCGACTCGACCGCTTCCTTGATGGAACGGCCAGAGGTCGAGGCGTAATCGTTGAGCGCACGCTGGACGTGACGTTCAGAAGTGCGTCCCACAATCACGGTGACTGTGAAAATGTAGCGAGTGAGTCCACCCTGGAAGGCCTGGTCGTAGTCGATTGACTGAAGCGACACGATAGCAATCGGAGGGGAAGGATTGTCTGGCACTTCTGCCGAGGTGCGCAGTTCTGCAATGCTGCTGATATTTTCGGCAATGCCGTCCCGCATGTCTGTGATGCTCACGCCATCCGCACCTTCCTGAAGGGTGAGAGCAAAGATTCAATGTCACTGTCGAAACGTGACACACGGATGACGCCGATGTCTCCCATGCCTACAGCGCCCAGAGGGGAATCGAGGCGCTTGAAGAGGCGCATGGAGAGGATGATGCAGGCCTGACGTACTGCTGTGGGGACAGAAGGCCATCCGAAGAGGCCGGTGACCTGGACCGTAGCTTCGTGAGCGTTGACGTTTCGCGGGTCCCAGATAGGGAAAAGGTATTCCCCAATCGCTCGGACTCGCGTGTACGGTGTGACCAACCCTCCTGCGAGGCCGTTCAGTGGCTCCAGCTGGTAGTCGGAATCGGTCCAGGTCACCGAAAAGGCCTCACCGTCAGGCGATGTCTTCAAAGTCGTCAGTGACTGAAGGTCATCGATGTCGACGAGGAAGCTGTCTGTGGGGATGTACACTCGCGTGGCAGTCTCGGACACGAACCGGCGCTCACAGTATCCATCAATCTCTCGAGACGCTGATTCGATAGCGACCTCGATGAGAGAGTCGTCGAAGGTGTCGTCAGCGCCGAGCCTGAGCGCGTCTTTCACGTCCGCCAGTGAGCAGTAACCATCCGCAATAGCCATGAATCCTCCAGCCTCTAGTCTACTCGACCCACTCCAGGGAGCGACGCCGGTCTAGGTCCCACTGTCCAGCGTCAAGCCGTGGCTGACTTTTTCGCTGCTGCCAGAGGTCGTGATTACGTCGAAAAGTTTCAGCGTTACGATTCTGGAAGTGTTGAGAGCCGTGCAAGGTGGACGAGTTATTGTGACCCACTTCTAGGACGTTTCTTTGTACCACTCCTGCGCGTTGGGAGCGAAGGGTGAAGTCAGTGTCTTCGAAGTATGCGGGATGGTAATCCTCGCACCATAGGCCCACACTTCGAATGACGTTTTCTCCGATTGTGAAAGCGTGCCAGTGTGGGGCCTGTGTGGACATGAGCATGTCGTCTGGACCAGTCTGCGCCATGCGTTCTAGTGTGCCGGGTTGGAAGTAGGCGTCATCGGACACATACGCCCAGTACGGAGCATGGGGGAATGCTTTGACACCTAAGTTCCAGGAGCCTGCTACGCCGAGGTTAGAGGGCATTCTGAGGACTGTGGTGTGCTCTGCACTGTGGTGGTCATACGTTGCATGCCACTTCCCACCGTTGTCGATGACGAGAATGTGTTTCACCGGGTAGGTGATTGATTCGAACAGGCGTTCGAGTAGGTCGTACCTTGTCAGGGTGGGAATGATGAGGTTAGCGAGCATCGAGTCTCCCAGCCCAGGATTCGAAAGTGTGCCCGGTCATGTTGGGTGTCACGAAAGGGCTCAAGCTCATGACGTGCGTCTGATACCTGGATTCGAGCTCAGCTTTCACGATGGCGTTCTGCTTGTCGAACGAACGAAGGGTGTCGAGTGTTGTCTCTTTCTTGTCGTGTCCGATGACGTTCATCTCACCATCAATGACGCCACAGTCAGCAGCGACGACGATGATGCGAGACGCGCCCATATACGCTGCCAGGTGCATGCCTGTGGTGATGGTGGAGTGTGAGGCGACGAGATGGTCTGTGTCTTCCGGCCAGTGTGCCGCGGTGAACCGTTCGACGGGGTTGTCATTGTGGTCAGCGATGAACAGAGAACTCTCCGCAATGTCCTCGAGGTACGTGTGGTGGTGGCCTCGGATGCCGCGTGTGGTGACCATACCCTCTACTCGGTCAGAGTCCTTCCACCCCATAGCGAGCGCGTGATACTTCGTCACCATGTAGGTCACATGGTCAAGGTGATTCGACCAGCCAGAGTTCACACCGATGGTGACTTCTTCGTCGAACATGTCTACAGGGAAAAACTCCAAAGACTTCCCGGAGCCGATGACATAGACGTCTGCACCGTAGTGACGGTCTTTCAGGAGGGAGAGGTTCATCCGAAGCGTTCCTCGAAGAATGGGAGCCAGCTTTGAGCCCACACTTTATCGGCATCGAACTGTTGAGCCCACTCTAGAGACTCGTCAGACTGTCCGCGTGGCATCTGGTAGGCCTGCTCGAGAGCGGGGACGATTGAGCCAATGAGTGGGATTTTGTACCAAGCCTGCTGGGATTCATCCCAGAATGGTTGGCCCTCAATCAGGAAAGAATCCGGGGATGCGATGTCTGCCGTGGCTGTCCACGATGAGGTGACCTGTCTGGTCGCACACGCTGCGGCCTCGATAATCGGCACACCGAAGCCTTCTCCATAGGAGGGAGCGAGGAGAACGTCCGAGGCTGTGTAGATAGCGGCGAGGTCCTTCTGCGGGTAGCCCGTTCGCAGTTCGTGCGGGTTCGCAATCCTCACACGTTCATCAGACAGGCCCACAGCTCTCAGCAGGTGCGGGATGCGGAAGCCCCCGAAAGCGTTCGAAGGTTCCATGTGCAGGTACAGGTAGGCGTCAGGGTGCTCCTGGGCGAACATAGAGAACGCCATGAGCGCTTCCGCCAGGCCCTTCCTTGACACCACACCGTTCGCTTTATTAGCTGCCACCATGGAAACCAGGAACGCATCATCTGGCACTTCCAACACCTTCCGAGTGGGCTGTCCGTCGAGAGTGTGTGTCGGCTTCATGACAGACGTGTCAATACTGTGAGGAATGTACACGTTGTCGATGCCTACCTGGTCGAGGAGTCTTTTCCCGTGCGGGGCCATCGTGATGGGTGTGATGTTCTTTTTCTGAAGAACTTCGATGACTCTCGGCGGGGAGGTGATGTGGTCCATCGGCACATACGCCAGAATCTCGTCCTCGATGTCGAGGTCTTTGTACACCCACACGTCGTAAAGAGTGAAGAGTGCTGACTTGAGGTCTGGGTGTTTGGCTTTGAAATGTTCATGCCAAACCGGGATAACGTCGTCACTGTACGCTTTGAAGCCTTTCGGATAGTGGTCAAACTTTCCGAAGGGTGTGACGCCTTTCTCGATGCGTCCCTCCAGGCCCCAGTTCGACAGGTTCGCGACTTTCATCCCTGACCGCAGAAGCCGGTCGATGAGTAACTGAACCTGCTGACCGTAACCTGTAGGCACTCCATAGGAGTTGCTTGCAATACTTAGGGCCCCCTTGAGTTTCTTCATGCGCCCCAGCATAGCGAAACCCCCCCGACATTTTCAGCCGAGGGGGTCCGCGTGTGCGCTGCGGTTACGCGTGCACTAGCACCTGCACGTGGGCATCGTGGCTAAGTCGGCCATCCATGCGATACGTGAAGCGGTATCCGACAGTGTCCTGTGCGAAGTACGCATCGGTCGAGACGGCGGTCTGGAGACCGGTCTGGACGATTTTGTACGAAGGCAGGTATCCGAAGGCGACGGAGCGTTCTCCGGTGCCGATGTCGGCCATCGCTGGGTTCTCCAGGATGGGGAAGCCGAGCAGGGTCTGCTGACCGATGCCTACGGGGTCGTAGATGTAGCGGCCATCGTTGTCCTTCAGCTTACGGATAGCTCCGAGGGTCGAGGTGTTCACCATGAACTTCGGTCCGAGAGCGCGGGCTGCACCGTCGAGGCTGTAGGCCAGGTCGATGAGGTTGTCCGCGGTGATAGCGGTCGCCGAAGCGGTCACAGCCGAAGCGGCAGCGGTGACGACACCTTCAGTTTCGGTGGTACCAGTTCCCACGGTGGCGAGTTCGTTGATGCGGAAGCCAATGGCGTTACCGGCTTGCTCGACGAGGGTGCTCTCCAGCGGGAAGCCAGCGTCTTCGATGAGCTCGGAAGCGACCTTGATGATGAAGGCCTGTTTCTTGGGCTCGAGGAGGATGCTGTCGAAGGTGGGTTCGCTGTCTGAGATGCTCGAGCCAGCAGC